TGCAGCGCTCTTGTCGGCATGACACAGCGCATATGGCGCGCACCCATGTCAGAACCTATTGCAACGTTCTGACTGGAGAAGTCATGCCTGACACCCTTCCTGGCAGCAAGCGCCTTGATTGGCTGCGCCGACAGATGGACGCAGCTATTAGCGATGTCGAGACCATCAACAATCGCGCTGCCGACGAAGACAGAGACCTGTCTGACAGCGAGCAGACGACTTGCGAAGCTCGCAGGGCCCGCATTGCTGAGCTTGAGCCGCAGCTGCAGGTCGAAGCCGATCTTGCGCAGCGCAGCGCTTCCTATGGCGAGATTGTCTCGCATATCGGCTCTGCGCCTGCGCAGCAACGCACACACGCTGTAGAGCGGGCCCAGACGCAGGAGACTGAAGTCGTCTACCGCTCGCCTGGCGCCTATCTCGTTGACTACCTGACCCGCAGCGAGGACGCAGATGCAAGGGCTCGCTTTGAGCGCTACATGCAGCGAGCCGTTGCGCATCAGACGACAGCGCAGAATCCTGGCTTGCTGCCAGTGCCGATCCTCGAGCCTGTCTTCACTCAGCAGTCGCAGCGCCGACCCGCCCTAGAGGCGACGACTAGGCGCCCCTTGCCGGGCCCTGGGAAGACCTTCCAGCGACCCAAGATCACGCAGTCAACGACTGCGGGCCCGCAGAGCGCAGAGAAGGCAGAGCTTCCCTCGCGCAACATGACGATTGATCCTGTCACCGTTACGAAGAGCACCTATGGCGGCACCATCAATCTGTCCTGGCAGGATCGCGATTGGACTGATCCTGCGATCATGGACTTGCTTGTTAGCGATCTTGCAGCGAGCTACTTCAACGCAACCGATCAAGCCTTCTGCACCTACTTCGTCGGCTCTGTCGCTCAGACGCAGGCGCTCGCCACACCTGATGGCGCAGGCGTACTAGGTGCGATCTACGCAGCTACTGGCACGATCATGGCTGGCACCAATTCAATGCCTGACACGCTTTGGTGTGCGCCTGATGTCTGGGGCGCCCTGGGCTCGCTTGTCGACGGCAGCGGGCGCCAGCTATTCCCGACTGTCAACCCTGTCAACGCTCTGGGCACTGTCTCGCCTACCTCGCTGACAGGCTCTGTCGCTGGCATCAAGCTCGTTGTCGACAAGTACCTTGCGCCTGGGACCGCGATCATTGGCGACAGCACCTTTGTTGAGAGCTATGAGAGCATCGGCGGACAGGTGTCCGTGATTGAGCCGTCAGTGCTCGGCACTCAGATGGCTTTCTATGGCTATATCGCTTGGCTCACTCTCGAGCCGAATGCCTTTGTCAAGCTCACTGGCGTGCCCACGCTGCCGCTCGCTGCAAGCTCTTCTAGGAGCGAGCACGACACGCACAGCACTGGCTCTGGCAAGCGAGCAGGGCAAAGCTGATGCCGCTGCCGACAGGGCCCAATTGGGCTGACCTTGATGAATACAAAGACTGGGCCCGCATTCGCGATACCTCAGATGACGTGGCTATTGATCAGGCTCTGTCGGCAGTCAAAGAGGCAATCGTGGCTAGGGCGCCGATTCTGCTGTCGGCGCCCTGCCCGACTGACGTGCTCTATGCGTCGCTGCTCTGGACAAACAGACTGCTTAGCAGGCGCAATAGCCCTGATGGGATTGTAGGTGTCGCAGACCTAGGCGTCGCGACCATTGCTAAAGCGGACAGAGACGTGTTGCAGTTGCTGTCTCCGTGGCTAGAGCCTGTGATTGCATAATGGGCGCCTCAGATGAATACCAAACGCCAGTCTGGCTATTCGACCTAATGGGAATCACCTTTGATCTTGACGTAGCTGCCGACGCTCTAGCTGACCCTAATAGCGCGACGCCTAAGGGCACGCTATTCCAGTTCATCCGCGAGGGGCGCCCTACAAACGTCTATATGCCAGTTGTCCTCGCAGCCTATGGCGACGACTGTGCCGAAGCTATCCGCAGAGTCGGCCCTACCAGAGTGCTGGCAGGCGCATAATGGGCACGCTAGCGAGGGGCACAGAGATTGCTGCAGAGCTTGAGCTACTAGGCATCAGAGCGACGCTTGATCCTGCCGTAGCCAGTCCGCCCTGCATCCTGATCATTCCGCCGAATATCACTTGGGATCAAATGTGTGCAGTGACTGCAGCCTGGCAATTGGTCGCTATGGCGCCTGCTGCACAGACAGCTGACCGTACTAGCTGGGAACTTCTAGATGCGCTCATTGATGGCGCTGCCAAGGTCGTCGACAGTCGCAGCGCTCAACTAGTCGCCTACACACTGAATGGCAAGCAATACCCTTCCTATCTCATAACGTTTCAGGAGAGTGTTTGATGGCTGTCACAGAGAGCAGACTGAAGACTGGCACGCTGTCGCTAGGCGGCACTATGCCAGTAGACCCGCTGACGGGCCCGCCTACTGGCGGTACCGAATTCAGCTGCCAGGCGACGAACGTGACGATCACGCCTTCCTTCTCTGATGAAGGCGACATGGTTGAGACACTGTGCGGAGACACTGTGCTGCCGACGACTAAGACCGATTGGACGCTGACGGGCACGTCTATTCAGGACTTTGATAACCCTGCGTCATTCCAGAAATACACTTGGGACAACAATCTGGTAGAGGTGCCCTTCCTTTGGGAACCAAACGCTAGCGATGTCGCCTTCTACGGAATGGTGCAGGTGCGGGCCCTTGTCGTCGGTGGCGATGTCAACACGCGCCTTACCTCAGACTTTGAATGGTCGATCAAGGGAATGCCTACCGCTGTCTGGCCTACTGGCGGCGCAGCTGCGGATGATCAGGGCACGCAGTCTGATGATGACGACAGCGAAGACGACTTCGACTCTGAGGACGAAGAGTCGACAGACAATGTCTACGCTCCGGCTTGAGCTAGAAGGCGACGCACAGGTACGCCAGGCGCTGCGTCAGGTCGCATCAGACCTTGACGACTTGAAGCAAGCCAATAGCGACACAAGCCAAATCGTCACAGCGGCAGCAAGAGGCATTGCCCCTAAGAGGACAGGGCGGCTCGCTGCATCAGGCAGGGCAGCGCCTGAGCCTGGCTCTGCGGTGATCACATTCACTGTGCCCTATGCGAACCCTATTCACTGGGGCTGGCGAGCCAGACACATTGCAGCGCAGCCCTTCGCTATGGCTGCAGCCGAAGCCACACAACCAACATGGCTCAGACGATACGAAGACAACATACAAGCCATTGCTAGAAGGGAAGGGCTAGATGGCTAGTCTCAGAGAGAGATATAGCGTCGCCTGGGACGGACGCGAGCCTGTAGAGGTAGAGACGACAGTCAAGGATTTGATCACTGCTGCGGACCTGCTGTCTACAGGCAAGCACAACACAATTGCGCTTGAGACAACCCTGCTCTACTGCGCACTGCGCAGGCAAGGCGAAGACCTGCCCAGTTATGACGACTGGGTTCTAGTGCTTGATAGCTATGACAAGCTGCCTACCGCTGTCGTGATTGAGGGCCCTACAAATCCGGCAGCATTGCCGGAAGAGCCATTGCCGTCGCGTGTCTCACAGGTACCGACTGGCGAGCCTGGGTTGACTGCGATGACGACAGAGCCCTTCTCACAGCTGAGCAGTTCCTAATAGACAGCGGAAGGGCTAAGCGGGTCTGATGGCGACTTCTCTCGTAATCAAGATTCTTGGCGATGCCTCAGACGCCAACAAAGCTGTCAAGGATACAGAGAAGCACGTAGGCAACCTGGGTGACTCTGTAGGCAAGGCTGGCAAGGCTATGGCGCTAGGCGCTGCCGCTGGCGCTGCAGGGCTTGTCGCTCTAGGCGTTGACGCCTTCAACGCTGCCGCTGAGTCACAGAAGATTGCTCGCGAGACAGAGCGAGTGCTGCGCACTACAGGCGCAGCTGCGTGGACTTCAGTGCCAGGCGTTGCTGCACTTGCGCAAGCCATCAGCGACAAGACAGGCGCTGATGACGAAGCCATTCAGTCAGGTGCAAACCTGCTCTTGACCTTCACAAAGGTCAAGAATGAAGTAGGCGCAGGCAATGACGTGTTTGACAGGGCTACCGCTGCGGCTCTGGACATGTCGACAGCACTGGGCACTGACATGTCAGGCGCCTCTATTCAGCTCGGCAAGGCGCTGAATGATCCCATCAAAGGGCTCGCAGCACTGGGCAAGGCTGGCGTCTCCTTCACTGAAGATCAGAAGGCGCAAATCAAGTTGCTGCAAGAGTCAGGCGACTTGCTAGGCGCACAGAAGATCATTCTTGGCGAGGTTGAGACTGAATTCAAGGGCGCAGCCGAAGCCGCCGGCACGCCCTTTGACAAGCTCAAGGTAGCTATCGGTAACCTGCAGGAAGATATCGGCAGTAAGTTGATTCCGCCAGTCATGGCTGCGTCGCAGGTACTGCTAGACAACTTTATCCCTGCCATTGACAGCGCTACAGGCTTCCTACAAGAGCACAGTGCCGCAATCCAAGCGCTTGCTGTGACAGGTCTAGTGGCTCTGGCGGCCAGCTACGCAGCGGCAGCAGAAGCTGCAGTGCGGCTCGCTGCTAAGACCACGATTGACTACTTCACAAGCCTGGGCGGCTCTGTGCAGTACGCAATCGGCTTCCTAAAGCTGGCTACTGAAGAAGCCGGCATCCTGCGAGGATCGCTCATAGCGCTGAGCACGACTGCGCTGCCTGCCACTGTCGCACTTGCAGCGCTCGCAGCAATCGTCTACGGCTTCGCTACCGCAGGGCAAGAGGGCGCTAAGGCAGCCGACAAGTTCGTTCAATCCCTTGATGTCGGCTCAGGCTCGAGTCTGCCAAAGCTGCGCGACGCTATCGCTGCAACTGATAAGCGCATCAAGGAACTGTCAGACAGTCACAGCAAGTGGACTGACAGAGCGAAGGAAATTGGGGACATCCTGATTCCCTTCCACGACATTGAAGACTCAGCAGGCGACGCTAGAGGCGAGATAGACAAGCTGAGAGAGAGTCAGGACGCTTGGAAGGAGACAGTCGCAAAGTCAGACGCGACTGTCGACATGACGATTAAGAAGCTGCAAGAGCTTGCGGCTTCTGCGGGTCAGGCTGCGCCCAATGTCGACCAACTGCGCGCAGGGCTAGAAGCGATTGCTAACGCTAAGAAGATCGACCTGACGCAGCCTGGCGCCTCAGACCAATTGCTAGCGCTCTTCAACGCGACCACGAAGACAAGCGCTGCAACTGTCGTCATGACTGATGCGCAAGACAAGTTCAATGACGCAGCTGCGACTGCCAAAGACAAGACAGATGCCTACAAGCAGTCTCTTGACGCCCTTGTCGGCGCCCATCTGTCAGCGGCTCAAGCAGAGACGAACTTCACTTCAAACAGCCTGAGCCTAGGCGCGACCCTTGCCAGGAATAAGGGCGCTGTAGATGCAATGACGCAAGGTGTGCAGCTATCAGGGCTCGCACAGGTCGCGCAGACGAAGGCGCTGAATGAGAATGAGAAGGCGATACAGGACAACGTCAAGGCGGCTCTTGACCTTGCTAATGCGACCTTCCAAGAGCAGTCAGAACACGTAGGCAACACTCAGGCGCTCAAGATTGCAAGCGACGGACTCACTGCGCACAGAACCCAATTGATTCAGACAATGGTGCAGATGGGCTACAGCGAAGCCGCTGCTACTGCCTACATTGATCGCCTGGGCCTGACGCCTAAGAATATCAACACGCAGATGAATTTAGACAATGCACAGGCAAACGCTGGCATTGCCGACACGCAATACAAGCTTGACAAGGTGTCAGGTCGCTACGTTGCGACGCTTGATGCAGACACAACGCCAGCTGAGCAAGCCATCAGTCGCCTGCTCAATCTCTACAAGGGCGCTGTCAACGAAGCCAGAGACAGGGCCCTAGCAGGCACTAGAGCAGTCGTGCCTGCGCCGCCAGCTGCCTTGCAGCCGATGCCGCTGGGCCCGACTGCCTTCGCTGCAGGCTCGCAGACTGCGCCTGTCTACAACTTGACCTTCAATCACACAGGTCTAGGTGTCGACAGTCCTCGCCTGCAGCGCGATGTCGTTGCCGCCCTGCAGCGCTACACACGCAGGGAAGGCGCTATTCGTGGCTAACTGGCCAGGCACGCCAGGCGGCGCCTCTAGCCCTGACTGGGGCGGCGACATTCGCCTCTATGTG